AAAAGAGGGAATTGGCGTAATTGCCAACTCCCTCTAATCATAAAATAAAGTAATTTGTATTATGGTCGGGACGGCGCGATTTGAACGCGCGACCCCAGCGTCCCGAACGCTGTGACTCTCTGTCAGCCCTCTTTATTCGTGACTTTAAAGGGCTATGTAATTTAGTTCATGTCTTACCAATTACCAGTGGTCTATTCTATGGAAATTGAAACATTAAATTTACTGCTTTTGCGGTCAAAGTGGAACGCCTTGTTAGCCCTACTATCATATTATCTATTTGTGTAAGAACTCCCATTAAATCATCACAAGGCTCCCACTCTGGTGCATCGGTTTTGTAATGTGTTTTCCATAAATAGGTAGCTAAATCTTTTGCATATTCGTATTCGTTTTTCATTTTTACCTCAAAGGGCTAACACGGTCTTTATATGTTTTTCCTACCATAATTATCCCAAAAAAGAAAACTAACGTTGTTTATATAACAGTAAAAAGAACTCGCGTCCAGCTTTTTTGGGGGGATATCATCAATCCGGTAGTTTTAGTTCCGGGAGTTTGTTTATGGTTTTGCGGTGCAGTTTTAAGTTTGTGTGCTGGTAGTGTTTCATGGTTGTGTCCGGTCTTGAGTGGCCCAGGATCTCGGACGTTGATTTGAGATCAGCTTCCTGGCCCAGGACGGTAGTAGCGAAACTGTGACGGAAATCATATATTCGCAGCCGGCGGTTTATGCCGGCTCTTTTTTTTGCGGCGTAGAAGGCTTTTTTTATTCTCTGCACGGGCTGGCCCCGGTAAGTTATTATTTCCGGGGCTTTTTTGTCTTTATCCTCTATCTTCCATTTTTTCAAGGATTTTAAAAGTGTCGGATGGATCGGCACCAGCCGGGATCGCGGTCCGCCCTTGCGGCCGGATGTGATCAGGATGGTTTTGGCGACCAGGTCCACGGATTTCCATTGTAATGAGAGCAGCTCCTTTTGGCCGGGTCTAAGGCCGGTGTAAAAGGATATGAGCAGGCACCGGCGGACGTGGTCTGAAGAATGTTTGAGCAGGGCCTGGATCTCCGCGATGGTGGGCGGCTCGATGATCTTGTCGTCTCGTTTTGGCTTTTCGTAATTGGCCAGGGGATTGGTTTTGATATATTTCCGTTTGACTGCCCAATTCATGACGGCCATGATGTCACTCACTTCCCGGTGGACCGTTGACCGGGTGATTTTTCGGGGCTTACCGTTTTCATCTATGACGGGTTTTCGTTTTTTGTTGTCGACCGGACCGGTCCAGACGGTTACGTTTTGCTGCAGCCGCCTGGAAACATATTGATCCAGTCTCCTGGGGGATAGCCTGGCAGCCTGTATATGTCCTAATTGCGGCAAGATGACGCCGTTCAGTTTGTACAACAGGGCTTTTAACGAGGTTTTTTCCATAGTTCCGGATTTAGCGAGCATGTAATTATCCACCAAATCCTCGAATGTGGGAGATTGTTCCGGTTGTGTGCGAGGGGTGTATGATCCCAGGTCCAGCTCGTCGTTTCGAGCCCGGGCTTTTTTTTCGGCTTCCAGCCCTCTGCCGAAATATTCACGGGTGTAGCCGCTTTTTTTGGATTTATCCCGATACTGGACAACCCAGCGCCCGTCTTTGAGCTGGTGAACTGACATTATTTATTTCTGTATATTTGTATAGGATTTTAAAATTGTTGCTTTGGCGTCCTTTTTTATTACACAGCGCTTTGCTCGATGCTGTTTTGACTTTTGAAATAGCTTCCACCTGCTTTGTTTTTGGGATTCAACTCTAATAGAGTGCCCTTCAATACAATCACCTACATTTCTGTAACATTCTTTCTTTTTTTTCATACGCCCTTTATTTTTCCTTCTGCCTCTAATTCTTCGCAGATTGTAAAGGCCATATCAAACTCTATACCAAGATTTTCCTCAATATCTCCCGGGTCTATATTCTCTCCGTCATGTTCCTTGAAATATTTGGCAATTTCTTCTTTGGCCTGATCATAAGAAATATCCCTGATTTCAATATAATCATTTTCAATATTTTCCATTTTTTTAGTAAGCCGACCGACCACTTTTTCTACCTTCTTGAGTTTTTGTTTCAGATTTTTTATTTCTTTTTTATAAAAGTCAACAAGGACACGATCAGAAAATACATCAGGTGTTTTTGATTGTAATGGCGCTACTAATTTCTTGAAATTAATTTTATTATAGCCTGTCTTCGAATCCTGCGCAACCATCCAGCAGATTTCGTCAGGATCTTTATTGGCGTCTTCATATTTATCCCAACCCAAAAATTTTGCATTCATGGCATTAACCTTCCTTTTTGCCTTCTTCTGGTTTTTCCAAGGCCTCTATCATATTGCTTAGCCAGTCCCGAATTGCAATAGCCGTGTTTAAATCAAACACCACAGAAGATTGTATAAGTCGAACCACATCTCCACCCATAACGACCTCCTTGGACTTGCCTAATGTTCCATTCTTTTTAACATTATGTGTAATTTCTAAAGGTATGGGGTGTCTTTCAGAATAAAGATGCATATGTATTTCCCTTCGAGGCGTGACTCCTCCCCAAGCGCCGTTTACATAACAGTCCTGAAGATGATCTGGAATTACATATTTGAACTTAAATTTTTTAACCTGTTTCTTTTTATTATCGGACATAACACCCCTTCTTTAGTTGGTGGGCTGAGATTGTTTTCAGGCCGACTTAAAAAGTTTCGCATATTCCAGGCGACAGCTGCGCCTTTCCTCTATGCCCTCCGGAGGCTGACAGTCATTTAATATCGTATTAAAATTGGCAATCAAATCTTTCAGTTTTTTGTTTTCAACTTCCACGGCGGTCAATTTTTTCAGCATTCCATGCATTTCATCGATTTTTTGCATCATGTCGACCATGGATTTAGCCACAGCCATTTGATCAGGATCGTCATCTGTTTTTTGCACATACTCAGGCATGGATCTTTCAGAGATCGTCGATTCTGGAGCACCCTGGGATGCAGATTCCTTATTTTTAGTGACTAGGTTATGTTTTTCTTCGAAATGTTTTACAAGTCGCTCTAGTTGCTCCAATGTAATCGGCTTAATATCTGAAAGGGTTTTATGTTTGTCGCCCTCGCCAGTTTTTAGCCATTTTTCTTTTACCACAAAATTTGAACAAATTGTTTTTATAAGCCTATCACTCGGAAATTTCCTGTTTTTTTCTATTTGTGAAATATAAGATGGATTGACCCCAATAACATCTGCAAACTCTTTTTGAGACATATTATTATCTTGTCGAACTTCTTTAATTCTATCCGATAAAGAATTCATAAAAAAATTACCAAGTCATTTTGTTTCTTGACAACATAACTTAGTTATGTAACACAAGCCCTAAACGCAATATCAGCCAGTTACTTTTACAACCAAAAAAAAGTGTTTTTCATGACTAAAAAAGAGTTCCAGGCGTTTGTAAATAAGGAATACGCCGCCTATGAAAGCCAGATTTTTTTCTTGGTCATGATTAAATTCTCAATCAAAATTTATAATTCAAACGTGTAACATAAGGAACAAGTAAACGCAATGAAAAAAAGTCGTAATCATTTAGCCGTTATCCAACTAAAACTATTAGGCTTTCCGATACTGAACATCAGGAAAGCCCTGTCTAAACTAACAGGAATCGAGCACAAAGACGCAGCCAGAATTGTCGGAACAACCCGGTCCAACGTGACCCAGCACATTGGCGGAGTACGCACAACTCCCGAGACTATGGCCAGTCTGGCCATGATCTACGAAGTGCCTGTTGACGAACTGTTTTCCGACCGCCCCTCAATTGATCGGATTGAGATGGCCACCGGAGTATTCGACAGCGCAATTCAAAATTTGCAGGACAAACGCGAAGAATTGTTTCATGTCTCCGAGAAAACTCAAAAAAATCACGCCTCTTGAGAAGGCCATATATACGATTGATGACGCGATCAAGGATTTGAAGCTCCAGCGCCAGGAGCTCGCGGCCCTTCTTCCCCGGAAGCCCCGGCGCCCGGTCAGGGGATATATCACAGACCCATTGACCGGCGAAAAGCGCTGGTGGAACAAAAAGCTGGAGCGCGAATACAAGATGAAAAAAAAGGGTCTCAAAAAAGTCAAGGGGTAAATCATCATGTCGCAGCTGAAACTCGATTTTACCAAAAAACAGATCACATCCGGCAAGCGTGAACATCGCATAACCATCACCTGTAATGATTCCCTCAAATCCATCCTGGATCAAATTATCCAGATCCAGGATACCGACATGTCAAAACTTGGATATCGATATTTAATAGAAGGCATCCAGCGGGATATCGGCGATATCTTCATGGCCGCTCCGCATTTAAAAAATTCACTGGAGGATATCGTAAAGAAATTTTTTTAACCTGTCCAGTATACAAAAGTAAATAATGGTGTACCAAAGTAAACCAAAATATACGAAAATATACGAAAATATACGAAAATATACGAAAGTATACCATATAAAAAACAAACAGTTAAGGAGGCATGGTCATGGTAACCGAGCAAATCGTCAATTTGATAATCGTGTATAATCACGGCCTGATTGACGGGGAAACGTTCACCAAAAATTTAAGGAAATTACAAAATCAATTTCTCGGCGTTCAGAGGAAACCGGGTCGCCGAAAGGAGAGAACAAAGAATGAATTTTGATGACTGGTTTAAAAAGATGTTTCCGCAAATGGAATTAGAAGAATGGCAGGAAAAAGGCATCCGGGAATTTTTATTTGCGGTTTATCCATACCGCGAAAACGAATTCGAAATGTCATTTGCAGCGGAAGTGCTTAGGAAATTTGTAGCTACTCAGGGACAAAAATTCGAGATATAAAATGAAATCTAAAATCACAAACTGGATCATGGGGATACTTTTCACCTCCGGCATCCTGATCGCCGGATCGGACGGGGCCTGGTTCCCCTGGGTAAATTTTGTCGGCATCGGGCTGCTGGCCATAATGATGGGTTTTGAGAAGATTTTATCGAGTCGCGCCCGCCATCGAGGCGCTAGTATCGAGGACCTCCTTTCATGACCCGGCCACCCCGGACGGGAAAAGTAGCGGCTCCTATCAGCTGGGAGCTTGTGAACCGGGGCACTTCTTTTTGATTGATGACTGTCGATTGATAATTGAAAATTTGAAAAAAAAAAAAGAGTAAACATACAAGCTATTGAACACGACGGAACCGGAAGAATGCCTGAAATTTTCAATTAGCTAAAAAGGATAAAATACAATGAACTATTTGGCATTTGGTTGCGGCTGTTTTGTAGGCACATTTTTTGGGGTTTTTATCATGTGTCTTTTTTTTATGGCCAAAGATCAAGAGTCGTATCCCGATACCAGCGGATGGCGATGCCGGGTGTGCGGATGTACGGATTATGATCCGTGTATTACCGATGAAGGGCCGTGTTCCTGGGTTGAAAAAGATCTGTGTTCGGCCTGCTGTACTTATGAGGATTTTATAAAAAGGAAAATATGAGAGCCAGCCCATGCAATGACTGTGAGCACAAAGACAGAGATAAGAATCATTATGACTGTGTAGCGTGCAAAAAACGGATTGAGTATAACAACAGCCTGGGCTGCCATTCGGAATCAGTGCCCATAGAGGTAAATTTATTGGAAGAGATAAAGTTATTGAAAAATAAAATAAAAACCGGAGCGCCGGTCCAGACAAAGGCCGTGCAATCCGAAAAAGACCAACTCATAGAGGCCTGTATTTTGGAAGAGATAAAGTTATTGGAAAATAAAAAAAAACCCCGGCCGCCGGTCCAGACAAAAGACGTGCAATCCGAAAAAGACCAACTCATAGAGGCCTGTATTGCCGATTGTTGCAAAGACGCCGGCATAACCCTTAATAAACTCCGCGGCGGCTTTATAGGTAAATCAAGACCTGAAGAACTACAATCTTTTCATAAAGTCCGGGACCGAATCATAAAGAAACTGGCCTCTGGAGATTTTGGGATATTGACTCAGGCGGAGATCGGAAAATACCTTGGAGTAACCAATCATGTGATTTCCACCCGAATGAATATTATAGGTGTTTCACCCATGCACCCGTCTAGTCCACAAAAAAAGCCGAGAAAGTCGCCCAAAAAGAAAAAACACAAGCCTCCGGTTACGGCAAAAGCGTTGCATGTCAAAACAGCGGAAAGCACACCTGAAAAACCAGGGTTTAATTTAATAACAATCGATTTTAGCTCCCATCAAGAAATCTTAGGTAAGATCTGCGAAATTGCGCAAAGCGAATTGCGCACTCCGGAAAACCAGGTGCTTTACTGGCTCATCAACTGCGATTTTGAGAAAATAGAATGAAAAACTTTAAAGACGTATATGATATATTTTTTAACGCCGGCGAAGTGACCGAGATCCGGGCCTTTGGATTATCGCGAACAAATAAAGCCTGGGAAGGCTGGGCCGGCGGTACCGGAATTGTTTACGGGTATTTTGACAACCCGGATGATTTTGCCAGGGCAGCAGCAGCTCTTGAGCGACTCAAGGCGCCCGGAATATATTTTACAATAAATCCTGTGATCCCGGATCTTTTGGCCAGGTCCGCCAATCGGCTAAAAGCCGCCGGCGCGAAACCGCTTCAAACATCGGACAAAAATATTCTCTGTATCCGGTGGCTTCCCATCGATCTGGATCCGGTCCGGCCATCGGGGATATCCTCCACAAACACGGAACTAAAATATTCATTAAAAGTACAGCTAAGAATTAAGGAATACATCGAGCATAAATTTACACAATCAAAACCTCCTATACTGGCCGTATCCGGAAACGGTGCCCACCTGCTCTACCGGCTGGAAGATCTGCCCAATACCGAAAAGATTACGGATTTGATCCGCCGGGCGCTGGCCGGAATCGGAAAAGAATTTTCCAATAAAAAAATAAACGTGGATCAAAAAGTCTTCAATCCCGCCCGGATATGGAAGTTGTACGGCACAACAGGCAGAAAAGGAGATCATACAAAAACGCGCCCGCACCGCAAAAGCTATATTATATACAAACCAACGGCCAGTACAGGAACTCACCCAAAAAACAAAAAGAAGACGACTAAAGTCTAATGGAGAATTGTCTCATTAAGCCAAATCCGATTTCGGTCTTGGAAGGTATGGCTGCGCTGGCCCCTTCTGATGAGAAAAAAACCGCAACTAAAGATATGGGGAAGGATAAAAAGTCTTCACCTCGTGGCTCTCAGAGCGCCGATTTGGGGCCGCTTGACGTTGAAAAGTACTTATCCCACTATGGGGTTGAATTTCAGCGAAAAGACAAGGGAAACAAAACCCTGTATATCCTGAATCAATGCCTGTTCGATCCCAATCACAAAGGAAAAGAGGCCTCCATTATCCAGGACCCCACCGGGCTGCTTACCTATCAATGCTTTCACGACTCGTGCAATCACACCTGGCACGACGCCCGGGCCATGATCTCCGGACAGGATAAAATCGTGCAATTCTGTGAAGGGTACGATCCGAACTTTGCGCCGGCAAAAAAAACGTCTCCCATGGATACGGGCAAGGATCACCCAGACCCGCCGCCCCGCGTTCCCTCTCCTGAAAGTGTTGACCCCTCGATTTTTTTTGACGGTAAAAAACTCAGATCTCAATATCTGGCCAAATATCTGCAGGGATATCTCAATCCAATACTATGGGACGGTGCAGAATTTTACCGGTATAATAATAGCGGAGTATGGAAAACCACACATCCGGATCTTATCGGAAAAATCGCCGAGCGCGCCCTGGACAAATACGCGACCAATAGTATGATTGAAGCGTCCATAAAATTGATGGGCAAACGCATCATGATCGATCCGGAGCGGTTCCGGCACAATGTGGAATACTTAAATCTCAAAAACGGGATGTTGGAAATTTCCACGGGTAAACTATTTCCCCACAATTCGGATTATCAAAGCCGCATCCAGTTGCCGGTGGAATATGATGAAAATGCCGAATGTCCCCGGTGGCAGCAGTTTTTGGGGGAAGTGTTTTCCGATGACATTTCAAAAGCGGCGGCGCTGCAGGCGTATTATGGATATTGCTTGTTGCCGGACTGCCGATTTCAGCGGTGTCTGTTCATGATCGGCGCAGGCGCCAACGGTAAATCCGTAGCAGCGGACATCCTGATCAGTATCCTGGGCGAGCATAATGTGTGCTCATTACCTCTGCAGTTGATGGGCCAGCGCTTTCTTATCGGGCAGCTCAAAGACAAACTGGTCAACGTGGCCACCGAGATCGCAACAAACCAGCCTATTGACACGGCAAACTTTAAGGACGCCGTGGCCGGTGGTCTTTTGATGGCGGACCAGAAACACGGCAAACCCTTTTTCTTTTATCCCATCGCAAAACATATTTTCAACATGAATGAAGTCCCGAAGATTACCGATAAGTCACACGGATTTCAGCGCCGGCCGATCGTGTTGACATTCAATCAACGTTTTGAACCGCCGGACAATGATCCCATGCTTTTGGAAAAGCTGAAAAAAGAAATGAACGGCATATTCATGTGGATGCTCGAAGGACTGCAGGTAGTCCTGGAGACCGGGTATTTGCATGTTCCCGAAGGCGTGGAAGAGGATACACGGGCGTTTATTCAGAGCACGAACCCGGTATTACAATTTATTGAAGAATGTTGCATTCTGGGTTCGGATTTTAAAGCCAGTCCACCCGATATGTTCGCGGAATACAAAAAATGGTGCAGCGACGGAGGAAACCGCCCTCTGGCCAGGAATCGATTTTATTCTCAAATCATGGTTCACTGCCCAAGCGTTGTTAAACGCCCGGATGGAGACAACAGACGACGTATGTTTATTGGTATAGGCCTGAAAGACACCTGGTCGTAAGATATAAAATAGCCAGGAGCGACAGCTCCTGGAACCTTGTTGAAATTGAGACCCGGAGGGGCTCATCGCATACTGTTAAAATTAACAGTATATATTTTTTTTGTTTTTTTCGCGCCTCTCCCTTCTCTCCCTTTTCAAAATTTATCGCTCACTTTATATTCTTTTATGGCTATATACTTAAATTTTTATAATTGACAAAAAATGTCAAAAAGTGTCTCAAGTGAACACTTTTTGAGACATGTGAACATTTTCCGAACACTTTTTGAACACTTTTTGATTTTTGGATATATAGAAAATACAAGCAGTTAGAAGATTTTGAACAATTAGAACACTTTTTTTTACTTTATTTTACCGTAAAAAAAAAAGAAAAAAGAAAATAGAATGTATAAAGTAAACTTCAAAAAAACGGTTCTTTTTGTTCGGATCGTTGTAAAGCTTTGATTGCTGGGGCTTTAGCCCGAACACTTTGTCAAAAAAAAGTGTTCAAAAAGTGTTCGGATGTCTCAAAAAGTGTTCACTTGAGACACTTTTTAAGAACAATACTGAATTATAGCGGGTAAAAGACGGACGGCGGCCGAGGCCAGCCAGGATTTAATTCACATGGAAGCAGCGATCAGAACACCGATGAGCGGTAAAATTTTTAAAAACAGGGAAGGGAAGGGCGCTGCGAGATCGGGAGTTTACCGGGTGATTATGGGGTTTTCTTGGATTATCTCGCTAAATCGTTGATATTCGTGGATCTGGGGTATTGGTAAAATGGTAAAATACGAGTTACCGGCGGTTAAGGGAGAATATTGCCGGTTATGGCCAAATAACGAATTTATTATCAAGCGTGATTTTTGCCATCTTTCCGGTTTCGGATCAGCGGATCGCTGGCCGGTTTACGGTTTTTCGGGTGTCTCAGGTTGCGGACACGTCCGATAATAAATCAATATGTAAACTTTTTGGGCTGTTTCCGGGTTGGGATTTCCGGGATTATCGGCGATTATATGGGATTAAAAAATGACCTATATCCTACGTTTTGATGGATACCACCATGCCCCTTCCGGGTTATTTCCGTGCGTTGGGGGCGTGATGATCTGTATATCCCCCGAGCCCGGACCGGAAAAATCGCCCAGGTCACCGGGTCAATTTGAAAAAGACCGAAACCCCCATGGGTCCCATTGGGACTCCTGAAATATTGTAACTCACAGACGGATGGCTTTTTTGTTTTTTTTATAAAATAACTTTTAAATTTTTTCTGTAATTTTTTTTTAAAAAAATTATTCATTAAAAAACAATAAGGTTATATGCCGACAAAAATCGAATGGTGTGAGGAAACATGGAATCCGGTAACCGGGTGTAGTGCTATAAGCGCCGGCTGTAAAAATTGTTATGCCCGGCGCATGGCCAACCGTTTGCGAGGCCGTTATGGATATCCTAAAGACAATCCTTTTCAAATTACATACCACCCGGAAAGATTTGATAAGCCTCGTAAATGGAAAAAACCTCGAATGATATTTATATGTTCTATGGGTGATCTATTTCACCATAATGTTCCTATAGATTGGATTTGGAACGTTTATAATGAAATATATGATAATCCAAAACATATATTTTTAGTCCTCACCAAACGCATAGATCGCCTTGTAGAATTCCATCATATGTCGGATTTTTTAATGGATGATCCTATAAAAAATCTTTGGCTGGGTGTTACGGTTGAAAATCCGAAATATCTTTGGCGTATTGATGAGCTTCTTAAAATTCCGGCGATGGTTCGATTTGTCAGTATCGAGCCCATACTAGCCGCAATGGATATTAGAAAATATTTATATTATCCGCCATGTAAAGATGGGGTACCGCGATCGCTGATCAACTGGGTAATATGCGGTCCTGAAACCGGACCTGGTAGACGGGAATGCAAGCCGGATTGGATAAGGAATTTATATGATCAAACACGTTTTTCCTGCACGCCGTTTTTTGACAAAACAAAAAAAAATTGGATAGCAAGGGAGTATCCAAATGAAAAAAGACAGTAAAGCGCTGACGTGTATGAAGGATATTTGCAGGTTTCTGGATATCACCAAGTACACGTTTTATAAGTTCGTTCAACTTGGTCTTCCTGTGAGAAAGGAGGGCCGGGATTGGGTCGGTCATAAAGACGAAATTAATGACTGGTTCAGGATTCAAAAATATTTTGAAAAATAGTTTTAAAACCCACCTAAAAAACCCTTGTCAAGTTTTTTTTGTGTCTGATTCAGTCTGATTCGGTTTGATACAGGTATAAAAGCGTTTGAAAAAGACCCACCTTAAAATTTACCTCAAAACCCGTGTTATAAGAATAATGTGAATTATACGGGTTAAATTTATCATGGCCGGTCAAAATAAAATCGAACAATACAACCTTCAAAACCGTGTTTTAGAATTGAAAGGTGAGGGTTGCCCTCAAGATGAGATCGCCCAAATCGTATCGCGGGAACTTAGGGAAGAACGCGGAATTGATGACGGTATTAGTCAATCTACGGTTCAACGTTTTTTGGCCAGGGTTAGAGCTCAGCGCAGCGAAGAAGCCGGCGCTCTAATTCAGGATTGGACAAAAATAACCGTCCCCGGCGATCTGAAAATCATTGAAGAAATCCAGGAATTTTTAATCAATATAAAACGGGATGTTAAAAAAGATCCAAAAACCGGTGAGTTTATACCCGCCGGAATTGAATTGCGGAACCGGGTTTATGCAGCGGTAAGTCTGGCCAGGGTTACGTTTGATAAGTTAAAAAATTTAGGCGCTTTGGAGCCTCCAAAAAAACCACCTGTAAAAGATGGCAAACCTGATATCACAAAATCCACTGTACCGGGCAGATCCAAAATACGATCAATTGCTGATCGATTTGGAATCGCTAAATGAGCCGGATCAGCGGGACATACTGCGAGAAGTTGTTAAGAGCGATCTGTATTTTCTTGCAAAATATATACTCGGCCACTGGTGGTTGTGCTGGGTGCCTCATAAAGAGTTTTGTGAGGAGATTGAAAAAGATATTAACCAGACCCTTTATTTACTCCCCCGAGGGCACTGTAAAACCCAGATATATAACACATCCGATACTATCCGCCATTATCTTATCACTCCTAACGAGCCTATCGGTATTTTTTGCGATCAGTCTAAAAAGGCAAAATGGAAGCTCCGCCCGATCCGGTACCAGCTCGAACAGAACCAAACACTTAAATGGCTCTTTCCTGAGCTATTATATCAAAATCCGAAACGGCAATCCGATAAGTGGACCGATGAAGAGCTTATTCTTCCCGGGCTCGATACCCAGGGCCAGGAACCGTCCATCGGCGCATACGGCATCGATAATATGCCTACAGGCCTGCACTTTCCCAGGATTAAAGGAGACGACCTGGTTACTCCTGAAACCGTTACCACGGCGGATCAAATCAATAAAACCAGAAATAACTACGGCACGGTCCGATCGTCCATATTACAGTCCGGAGGAAATATCCAGGTGTGCGGAACTATTTACGATGACGGGGATCTGCACCGGGAACTGGAAGACTCCAAAGAGTACCGGGTTTATAAGCGGCCGGCGGAATGGACCGAAATCGGTGATGATAAAATTAAATACCGCCGAACCCTGTGGCCGGTTCAATTCGGTCCCAGGGTTCTTGATGAAATCAAGCGCGATCCGACCGTGGGGCTTTATATTTACTCATGCCAATATCTTTTGGATCCGGTACCGGAAGATGAAAGCGCGTTTTTTCAGCTCAAATGGTTTCCCCGGTATAAGACGCTGCCCAAAGGGCTTAATATGTTTGCGGCGGCGGATCTTGCCATATCCGAAAAAAAAGCCGCTGCAGAAACCGCAATTGTTGTGGGCGGCGTGAATTATTATTACGATTTATTTATCATCGATGTCCTTCACGGGCATTGGGGCTCTTTGGAAATCATCGACGAAATGATCGAGGTTCAGCGGCGGTATAAACCCGGGATATTTACCATTGAGGCTGAGAATATCCAGAGAACCATCATGCCGTTTTTAAGAATCAAGATGCGAGAGACCGGTTATTTTTTAAACACGGATCCCCGGATGCCCAAGGGCGATAAAATCGCAAAAGCCAGGCCGTTTCAAGGCCGGGCAAAAGAAGGCGCGGTATATTTGCCGCAGAAGGGACCGGATCAGCCCGAATGGCTGGCTCAAACGGAACTGCAAATTAGGCGGTTTCCTAAAGGTAAGGATAAGGATATTGTGGATTCGATCGCGCTTCTTTGTCATCAGCTGGCCGAACAATGGCGTCCGGCCACGCCCGAAGAGGTCGAAGATCGGCAAAAAGATAAGTATGTGCCGCTGGATGCGGCGGTGGGAATGTGATTTAAAAAAAACATTACCCCCTGATCACCTCCGCCGGATCAAACGTCGAATGAAAGGGAATTAAATATGAAACTATTTAGCATGAAGTTGCCGAAAATGACCAAGAAAAAATTAAAAGAAAAACCAATTAATCCGCCGATGGATCGGGAAGAATATCCTTGGGGACTGCGCTTGAACTTCGGTAAAAAAGAGACCGAGAAAATTCCGGCGTTAAAAAACATAGCTGCCGGGGCCAAAGTTAAAATACAGGGCATTGGCAAGGTGATTGAAGTTAGAACCACGGACACGGATGCCGAGAAAGGCCCCGCTCGGCACAATGTGGAAATCCAGATTCAAAAGATCGGGATTGAGGATCAATCCAAAACCAAAGAGCAAATATTTAACGAGGCGATAAAATGATACCCACTGTTCCCATGGAAGCAGCTTTAAATGTAATAGCCCTTGATCCCTATGTGATCGGGTTTGTCAAAAACAACTTAGTAACCATCGGTCTATTTCTTGGATTTTTAAAAGGAGTCGCGAAAATCACACCTTCGACAACCGATGATAAAATCGTCACTCTTTTGAACAATCTTTTTATATCCCTAAAACCCCATGGCCGAAATCGCAAAACCGACAATTCGGTCGCAAAACAAGGAGGATAATTATGGACTGGTTGTTTGCATTAAGATTTATTAAGTTATTGATCAGTTTAATCAAAACTGCCGAAAAACTTTTAGGTGCGGGGACAGGTGTCAAAAAGAAAGAGTTTGTTAAAGACGGCATCACCCAGGTTATTAAGTCCATGCCGGGCTTAAGTGCCGGAGGACAGAAAGAGACCTGGCAGCGGATCAACGAGTTCTTAGTTCCTATATCCGACCTAATTGACGCAATCGCCGAGTTGCTTTTCCCGAGCACCAAAACAGTATCATAATTCGAGGTGATTTATGAAAAAGGGTAATTGTAAATATTGTCGGCATTGGGGTGACACCGATGAACAGATTTATGATGCACAGGGCGAACTTGTTCGGTTCCGAAGGTGTATGCATCAAGCTGTGGGCGGTTTACGTCAAAACACGGATTATAGAAATGTCCGGGTAATCGTAACGCCCGATACCATATATCCTCACCATGCGAAAAATATATGGAAGATGCTCACTCATCCCAAGTATCGATGCTGTCTGTTTGAAAGTAAATAGAAGGAGTAATTATTATGGCAGGTTCATTAGTTACCCAGGAACGAAAAGAGCGCGAAAGGATTGTTGATATTACGCTCATCTGGAGGGCGGATGATACGGACGGCAGTGTCCCGGATACACAAATCGATTGGCCTATTGGTGGGCTGCTGTCCAGTGTGACCACTAATCCCGGTACCCCGGCGCCCACAGCTTTATACGACATCACCCTGGAAGACAAAGACGGCGTGGATGTCATGGGCGGCGCGTTGAGCAACCGAGCCGACGCGGCCAGCGAGGTGGCGTATCCCAAAGAGCCCGCCGGAGCTGTCAATTTGAACGGCGTTGCCGTGTGCGGCGCGTTGACATTCAAACTGACCAATAATTCCGTGAACAGCGCCGTTGGCACGGTGCGCCTCACTATGATTAAGCTGGCTTAATTATGCTTTTAGATAAGGAATATTGTGCCGTTGCCTGATTACAAATCGAACTTCTTGGATAACGCTTTCCGCGTGGCAGGACGCAACCAGTTATTGCATGACATGGCGGTGGAACATCGAAAGATGATCCACGGCGCGTTTTATAATGCCATCCGGGAAATTACCGGGAGAAAGCCTGACATCGAGGATATGCGAAAACACGCCGGGATCGAGACGTTTGATCATATGGGGTATGCGGATTACATCTATAAAAAGCAGACCATATTAAGGGTGTTTGCGCCGGAATTTGTACATCGTAACGGTGAAACAATCGTGAACCAGAAAGTCTTGGAGGTTTGGAAGAAGAATGCCAGACACCGAAGAAAGTAAACTTGCAAAATATATCGTAGATGATCTGTTTCAATGGTTCAAGGATGAACGCAGCGCCCAACTTGAACCACAGTGGCGGCGAAATTACGATGCTTTCCGGGGCAGATATAATTCGGCGGCATTGAGGAAATGGAAAGCCACTGAAGGTCACGGTTGGCGAAGCAGGGTGTTTGTTCGGCTGACCAAGCAAAAGGTTGTTACGGGATTTAATCAGGTCATGTCGGTGATGCTGCAAGAGGGTAAGATACCCTGGGATATCAAGCCGTCACCCATACCGACGAATCCGGCCGGCATTTTTTTAAATCCTGATATCGCAAAAGAGCGCTGCGATATGATGCGCCTGCAAATTAAAGACGATTTTGCAAAGGCCAAAGCGGATCGGGTTTTTATGAGCAGCGGTTTGGAAAGGGCGCTTTACGGGCTATCGTGGTTAAGAGGCCCGGTTGTCCGACCGTTCAACGGTATGTCCGTTTCTTTTGGCGTCCCGGGCCTGGACCAGAATCAACTCTATCTGTCGCCCGAAGTTTTACAGCAGTATGGCCGGCACACTGTTACACCGCAGACCATTCAGCGCCCGGTGGTTGAAAATCCCGGGGTATGGAATGTGTTTTGGGATCTGGAAAACCCCGATCACAATAAAGGCCATGGGATCGTTGTCAGGGATATGATGTCAAAGGGTCGCTTTTTAGCTCTCGCCGGCGCAAACGGTTACGATAGCGCCGCCATAAAAAGAATTGCCGATCAGTTTAGAAGCGACGATGATTCGGGCGATGATGATGATTCTTTCGGCCCGGACCGCGAAAAATTCAATAAGCGAAAACGCGTTATTCCGGTTTATACGTTTTACGGCCGGGTGCCCAGGAAATATTTGTTGGAATATGAAGAAAAAGACCAAAGCAAAATCAGAGGATTGTCTAAAAAACAGGATCGTGAAGTAGAAATTTTTTGCGTCGTGGCCAAAGCAAAGAATTGCCAGGTGATCCGAAAGCCGGTGATTAACCAATTGTCATACAGAAACATATATCTGGCCAAATGGGAAGATTTGCCATTGGAAGCCGGCGGTGTTGGGATCCCGGAGAACATAGAAGATTCACAGATGATCATTAACGGGCTCACCAGGTCCATGCTGGATAATAAAGCGCTTTCTTCCAACTTATTATTATACTGGAACCCCAGACGGCTGGCCCCGGGGCAAAACAAGACCCTGTATCCGGGTAAAACATTCGAGGTTGAAGAAGGCACCGAGGATGTTCGCCAGGCTATGCAGTTCTACGCCCCTCCGGACAATACCCGGGGCACCCCGGATATGATCAACCTGTTTCGTGAATTGTCCGACCATGAATCCGGCATATCCAGAAACATGGAAGGCCAGTTTGATTCCAAAGATCGCCGTACGGCTTTTGAAATGTCCAAAATAGCCGATGCTGGAAATAAAATGATCGGCGGCACCATTCGCAATACCGACGAAGGGCATATCGCCCCGTTGGTAACCGGATTTTATCATTATCATATGATCACAAATCCGAATGAAGAACTCAAAGGCGATTTTACGCCGGTGGCCACCGGGTATCAGACATTTATAGACCGGGCAAAAAGAGCCCAGGATGTCTTGTCTTTAATGCAAGTGTCGTTGAGTACGCAATTTACGGCGCAGTTTACGAAAGTGTTGCCGTTTTTACGAGAGCTGGCCAGAACCAGGGATCTGGATCCGGATACGTTTTATCCGACAGACAAGGAATTGACAGACCAGGCTAATGAAATTGCAAAATTTCTTCCGCAACCCTGGATGCAGGACCCCTCAGCGGCAATGACCGGGCAGGGATAAGTATGGATAATGTAAAAACAGGACCGGCTATTAACGTAGAAGAAGCCGAACGCCTGGCGGATTTAATGCGGGATCCGGGATGGCCGTATTTTGAGACGTACCTGACCAGGATCCAGGAGGCGGCATTTAAAAAACACATGCGGTTGGACACGGGCCCGGAAACCAGCGGATATTACAAAGGGGTGTGGAATCTGGCCAATGATTTAATAAATTTGCCTGAAGAAATAGGAAAACAAATATTTACTAAAGACGATGAAGAAGGAGAAAAATTATGAAAAAAAAAGGTTATAAAACCGTTGGACTCACCGCAGCATTACTGCTGCTGATTGCCGCAATCGCATTTGCGCTCAGCACCCGACAGGAAAATGTATGGACCGCCAAACAGACGTTTGAAAAAGGCATTAATGTGACCGGCGGCGCCTGCGTTTTGCCGGAGGATCAGGTCAAACAGTCTTATTTAAACCGCCGGTTTACCCTGGAGGAATTCGAGATCAACCCGGTTACGGCGGGCATCGCCGGCGGTGCGGCCACGGGTACCACGGGCGATGAAAACGTGATGGCGTTCGAGGATAATATTTTTGAATACCACATTCTCGGAACTCAGACGATTCTGGCACCCAGCCTGGCTGCATCCGGGCTGGACATTTCCATGGACTTGACGGCTGATGACGGCGTGGAGGTCAGCCAGGGCATTACGGCCCGGTCCAGATCCGCCTTCGTGATCGGTACGGATGCGTTTTATTTCAAAGCGACGTTCACTATCACCGATGTTTCCGGCACGGATGATTGTGCGGCGGGATTTCGCACTGCCGAAGCATATCAGGCCAATATCGACGATTACAACAATATGGCGGCGCTGAATGTCATTTCCGGGGATATTAAAATCGAGACCATCGACGACAACGCGGCCACAACAACCACAGACACCACAGACAATTGGGCGGATACGGAAAGTCACGAGCTGGCAGTATATGTGGATGTCAACGGCGTGGTGACATACCAGATCGATGATGCAGCCCCCACAGCCACGGCTGCGTTTACCTGGGATGATGGTGATACAGTGGTGCCGTTTTTCTATTTTTTACATGATACCGATGTGGCAGAGACCACATACCTGCAGGCCTGGGAATGCGGACTGCAGTAAAGGAGCTATCTTATGGATAAAGATAAAGCCGACGCTGCGCAAGCAGCTGTCGAAACACCGGAAGCCGAAAGCACCGAAGAATTTACCGAAGCGGATGCTGAAGCGGCTTTTGCCGAAGGTCTTGGAGAATCGGCCTCTGAAGCATCGGACGGGACTACCGACAAAAAAACGGCCCCTGAAGATTCAGAGATTACCGACGATACCGACCAGCCGGGCGCGGCTGAATCTGCCACACAACCGGCGGACAAAACGGGAACGTCCGGGACGGATACTGAGGATGGTGATGGACCCTCAAAAAAGCCCACCTATGAAGATCTTGAAAAACAACTCAACGATACAAAACAGTGGGCGCACGGTTTGTCTGAGACCGTTGCGGAATTGAAAAAGAAAATCGATTCAACGGAGCCGCCAAGGACCCCATCCGGAAAAACAGATCAAGACGATGATATTCCCGAAGACATCGAGTCGTATTTTGAGGATTATCCGGAGGCCAAAAAAGCGTTTGAATTTTTGGCAAAAAAACATCTGGGCGGAATGAATGCCGATGAAATTAAAACTACGGTTGCAACCATGCAAGGCCAAATTAATCAGGCCAATTTTGAAAAAGCAGTGGTAACCGGGTTTATGGCAGAGGACGGCCAATGGATTGACGGGCATCCGGACGCCTATAAAGTCATGGCAACCCCGGCCTACCAAGAATGGTTTTCGGCTGAACTCAAACGTGATCCAACATTGGGAAGCATATCGGATCCCAGTTCGGCCATTGGCGTGTTAACCCGGTTTAAGACGCAATCCGCCAGGTCCGCAGCGGCTGCGCATGATGCCGATGCCGGCGGCGGCATGGCTCAGGATGTCAAAGATATCGCCGCCGGAGCGGTCCAAACCGGAACTTCAACCGGAACCGATGGTGAGACAAAACCAGATGAGGATAAATCACCGGAAGAAATATTTGAAGAATATGCGAAATAATCCGCCAGGCGAACGGCGGATATAAAAAAGGAGTTTACCATGTCCGAATATACACATTTTGGTGATATTCAGCCCAGAACCAATTTTGCGGCCTGGGGCAAACTGCTCAAACGCACTGTTCCGGGCATTGTAACTGAAAAGAGCGCACAAACAAAACCCATGCCAAAAGGCAAAGGCCGGGTGATGATATTTCGGCGTTATCTTGCGCTTGCCCGTGCCACTGCACCGTTGTTTGAAGGAGTAACGCCGCCGGGAACAAAACCGACCTATGTTGACGTAATGTGCACTTTAGAGCAATACGGCGACTGGATCGGCATTACCGACGTTATCCAGGATACTCACGAAGATCCGGTCCTTGCGGAATTTCGGAGTTTGCAGGCCCGGCAAATGCGGGAAACCAGAGAGGAACTTAATATTGGCATCCTGAAGGGCGGCACCAGCGTGATATACACAAACGGAACCGCCAGAACTGACGTTAACACGGTGGTTGATCGCGGCGATCTCCGCCTGGCCGTTCGAAATCTTCGAGGATCCGATGCGGAATATTATATGGAAGTTCTCAGCGGATCCCCCAAATATGGAACCGAACCGATCGGAGCGGCTTTTTTGGGATACTGCCATACGAATCTGGAATCCGATCTGTATAACATTTCCGGATTTACCAAGGTTCAGAATTATCCGGATCCATCCAAGGCCATGCCGTATGAAGTCGGTTCAGGGGAAAATGTACGGTTTCTTCTAACCACCATGTTCGAGCCCTGGGCGGATGCGGGCGGAGCAAAAGGGGCCATGCTGTCCACGTCCGGAACAAAAGCCGATGTCTATCCGGTGATCATTGTCGCGCCGGATGCCTGGTGTACGGTTCCGCTCAGGGGCGTTAATTCCGGCAATATTGCGGTTGTTAATCCCAAACCCCGGGGCGGAGACGCTTTAGGCCAGCGAGGAACGCTGGGCTGGAAGTACTGGCATACCGGATGCATCCTGAACGATGACCTGGTAGAAAGGATCGAAACGGCGGTAACCGCAATGCCCACTTAATTGATGATTGACGATTTAAAAATAAAAAAAGGAGTTCTATTATGGATAAGAACAGTGTAGTCCATGGAACCTGCGACGGGACCGGCGCTGCAATCAATGTATGCCTGGGTTTCATTCCTAGAAAAGTCAAGGTAATGAATGCAGAAGACGCGGGGTCCCTTATGGCCGAGGTTGAATGGATCAAAGGGATGAAAGCGATTGCCGCTTTAGACGAAGGGGTGATGCTCGAAGGCGGCGATGATGCGGATCGGCAGTTGCTTGCCACCGGCGGGATCAGTGAATATGACGGCGGCGATGAAATCGTGTATGACAGCGCGTCCGGTGATTGGGTGGACAATCTCACGGATCTCAACTCCAAAGAAGAGGTCTATGTTAACGGCCATTATGAGCGGGACGACGGCTCGGATGCCGCATATCAATGCTACGGCGATTCCGTTGATTCCAATCCAAAACATGGGATGAAAGTGAAAACGCCCCCTGGTTTTACCATTGGAACGAACAGCGATCTGAATGTTAACGGCGAGCAATTGATTTGGATTGCCGAACGATAATTTATGACTTTATGCCGATGTTTCGGCAATAAAAAACGGGCGCTATTAATACAATGGCGCCCAAATAAAGGGGGTGTTTTAAATGGCTAAAGAAACCCAAGAGACCCAAAAAATCAAGAGAAATCCGGGCAAGGAATTTGCCGTGATCCGATTGCCCAAAAAAGCCAAAGGATCAAAAGAACCGGAAATCGTCACCGTGCGCGTTAATGGCGAGAGAATCCAGATCAAGCGCAATGAATTCGTGCCCGTCCGGAAAATGCATATTTTAGCACTCAGGAATGCAGTGGAACCGGTGGTTGAATCCGAAGAAGAGCAACCCGGCGATGTTCATATGGTCAGGCGGAGGAAGATAGTATCCACTACGCCGAGATTTCCCTTTGAGCTGGTGGGATGGGTTGATGAGAAGGATTTTATAAAGTTCAAAAAAATAGCTACCCGGCGCAGCATTACTCAAGAAGAAGTGGACAATGTAATATATGACTAATCCCTATGCCAGAACCGTTTTACAGATTGCCGACGACAGTCTGCGTTTGTGTTCTGATTTCCGGGTGTCGGGGTCAGACGGGCGGCAATGGTCCTGGGATGAAGTCATTACGGCGCTAAAGGATACCGTCCTGGACCTGATACGCCGGACCGGGATTTTAAAGCAATACCGGACCATTCCCCTGGAGGAAGATACGGCCATATATAATCTTCCCGGAGACTGCATCCGGATTTTGCGCGTGGGCATTCACGGCCTGTCCGGTGCCGTGGTGTTGCCCAGATCCATGGCCGAATACGATTATTCGGACCACGCGATGGTGGATACGGGATTTCCGTCGCAGTTTTTCAAGGACAATTTGAATTTTAATCAGATCGGATTTTATCCAACACCCGCCCAGCCCGGATCAACATCTACCCGTGACAGCGATTACGGGTTGCTCTGCCGGGTCGTGGATGAAGACGGCAACGCGCTTGCCTATGACGCGGACCTTCCCTTGCGGCGCATATCCGGCGTGCCCTTCACCCGGACCGGAGACGGCGGAATAATCCGGGAGATTATTTCGCCCTATGGAAACATTCATCTCCTGTTTGTTCGCGCTCCGGAAATTCCGGACAATCCGAATCATTATATTGACAAGGATATCCCGGTATACATCCAAAAAGATTTGAAATACGGGGTTGCGGACCGGCTGATGGCCGGGTCCCGCAAAAAGCTGCATTTAGCCAAGCGCAAAAAATTCGGTCCCAAATGGGCGGGCATCGTCAAGGATCTACAGCGGAGATGCGAGCACAAAGGGCCGCTGGACGGCATGGCGATTCCTGGATACAGGGTTTACGGACCGGGCACCGGGGAGCTTTTTGACTATCCGGATGAGTAGGAAATAGAAAATGCTGCTGAGTGAATATAAAAAAAATCGACTGGCTCTGGTGAATCAGGCGTTGCTGTTGGCCGGGGATCCCGAAGGCGAGCGCTGGAGTAAAACCCGGGCCGCCCGGGCGCTCAATGATACAGTGTTGGATTTTTGCCTGAAAACCCAGATGATCAAGGAAGAGATCAACGTGCAGCTCAAAGAAAACGTCCACGAATATGATATTGCGGCGCGGGTTGAAGAAGACGGCACCCTGCGCCTGTACGGATATCCCATTCGTCTGGGATTTAACGGCAGCGACAATCCCGGCATGTGGCCCACCACGTTAATGGTGATCGACCTGTTGGGATATGCGCAAACGTCCGGGCAAAACCCGTACCAGTGGCATCTGGACAGCGTGAGTCCGGGCAAGGTGGTTTTGTTTGGTCCGCCCACGCAAGACGGCGAGGCGCTGCCGTCCGAAGAAAATAACATGCAGGTGACATATATCGCGCTGCCCGAGTACATGACCGGCAATGACAGTGAGCCGGACGCAAACATTCCGGTCACGGCGTATGAGGCGTTTCCGTATGGTACGGCGTCGCGCCTGTTGGATGAGGGAGATTATGAGGATCTTGTGATATCCATCCGGCATGAAATCGAATACCGCCGTTTAACTCTTGAGTTAATTGCCGAGGATTATCGGCAATTGACCGCATATGACGACGCGAGGCCGGTATGACATATGTGGCATCAAAAAAGAGTGACTTGCTTCAATTGCGGATATTTTGAGTATTTTGTGTATAAGCATCCGTCCCGCTGCTCGAACTGTATGGAAAACTTATTAGGATACATACAAAAAATGAGAATAGTCAATCCGACAAAAAAAGCCGTCCGTGTCGATAAGGGCGGTGATGGTCATTATGGTGCGCCTCGTACAAAAATACGGAACGGTCGAACTTATCATTATAAACATAAAGGCACCGATTTCTTTTGCGACCCGGGTCAGGATGTGGTTTCGCCGGTATTCGGCAAGATCGTGCGCATAGCCTATCCGTATGCGGACAAAAATTATGGCGGCGTTGTCATCGATGCGCACTGGATCGTAATCAAACTGTTTTATATGGATCCCATAGAAAATGCCGTGGGCCGGGTTCTCTATCCAAACGAAAAAATCGGAACGGCCCAGGACATATCCAAAAAATACAAAAAATACGGAGTTCTGCCCCATATTCATTTAGAGATCGTGCGAGTCACGAAGGATCCGGAGGAATATCTCATTGAGTAGGCCAAACACCCTATCGTTTTTCCAGGGCATTGCCCCCCGGTATGATCCCGCCTTAAAAAAGGGATTTGCCCGGATCGCCGAGAATTGCGACTTGTCCTCGGGAAAGATCAAGGCCCTGGCCGACGCCGAGCTTCAGAAAGCGGATGCCAACCTGTACGACTCTCTTTTTTTTTACCAAAACACCTGGCAGACAGGCAACGACAAGCATTACCTGGAATGGAAGATCGGAAGTCATGATCTGTTGATTTATCTCAAATCGGGAGTGCCGTACAAAAAAGTCAACGGCACCGAGGCGATCCTGGGCCAGACCCGGCCGAGCGCGCCCACGGCGGCCGAAAACGGAGCGGGCATACTGGATGATACGTTTTATTACATCATCACCTTAACTCGCAGTGTGGCCGGCCATACCGACGAATCAGGGCCGTCCGCTTACGCAAGCATTGCCGTGTCTTCAAAAAAAATTCTGGTCACCCGGCCAACCATTTCCGATTCTTTTGTCACGCACTGGAATATCTATCGCATGAGCAATGACAGCGGCGAATACCAGTTCGTGGCCCAGGTGGCCGCCGGTACGTCCACCTATGATGACAACACCGAGGACGCGGATCTGGGTGCGTCTCCCACAACCTGGTATACGTCAGACCAGGGCAACTCCATTATTTTCGACAAGCCCCAGGTGACATTTGACGGATTGATTACCGAAGAATTTACGGGAATGATCTTTGCGTGGAAAGGACCCACCCTGTACTGGTGCGAGCCCGGCTACCCGGATGCCTGGCCCTCTTTCTATAATATGAACATGCCGTCGGATATCAAACGGGTCATACCTTTTGCCGGCACGGTGGCAGTATTGTGTGAGACAGGACCGCACCGGGTAGACGGCACGCATCCGGAATTGCTGCAGCCGTCCAAGGTGCTGGGCGAAGAACCGTGCATTGGCCTGGCGGCCTGCAAAACCTCCCAGGGAGTGGCTTATTTATCGGACTCCGGAATTGTATTGTTTAACCTGGCCGAAACCCTGGTGATATCCGACGACCGGTTTACCGAGCAATGGTTCAAAGATAATGTGAGCAGCGCCGGAGCGGTAATGATCGAAAATGACGGGCAATTGTACCTGTTTCATTCCGCCGGCGTTCTGGTTGTGGATACCCGGCCGAAAACGGCAATCTGGTACACCCTGGATATCATCGCGGTTGCCGCTCACAAGCGGCTGGATACCGGAGATCTGTATTACATGGATTCCGCCGGCGTCCAGAAATTGCACGGCGGAACAGGGTCATTGACCTGGACGTGGCAGTCCGGCGACCTGGTGGGCGCTCATCCGGGGAACAAACCCTTTCAGGGCATCGAGGTCATAGGTTCCGGGACCATTACCGCGACCCTGTACGCAGACGGGGTTGCCCAGGCGGAAAAAGCCCTGTCGTTTATCATGGAACGTAACAGAACTTTAAATTTTTCGTCTGAAACCGTGGCCCGTGCCATGCAGTTTAAGCTAACCGGTACCGGCCGGGTGGATGATGTGATCATGAGGTATTCGCCGTGAGCAACCCGACCCCGGCAAGCGCTCCCACAACTCTGAAGGCCCGGCATTATAGAATCGCCAAGCTGGATCTTAACGAGATCAACCGGGTGTTGCAGGATATCGGATTGCGATTGGACCGGTATGGCGCCATTGCCCAAAACCCGGATTTCAAAGGCCGGCGAATTATAAATTTACGGGCGGGCACTTTCGGCAGCGACGGGGTTCGAAAGGACCAGGTGGTTACCATATCCGATCTTGAAACTCTTCTGCAGGCCGGAACGGCCATAGAGGTATCATATAGCGAAGCCACGAATACCTGGACCGTGACGGTACAGATTAAAGCCGACAACGGCCTGGCTGCGGATGCCAACGGAATTTTTGTAAAGATAAAAAACGATAACGGACTGGCTGCGGATGCAAGCGGAATTTTTGTCAAGCGAAAAACCGATTACGGCATTGACGTGGATGCTGACGGATTGAAACTGCTCAAGCAATCCCATATCGCGGATGCGGCGGCTGTTTCGTCTCTGACCTTAAACGCCGGTACGGACCAGGTTGACCGGGCGGCGTTTAACACCGCCCTGGGCACGCTGGTCACGGAGATCAATGCCATAAAGAATGTGGTGAATTCCATTTTATTAAATCTGGAAAACGCCAAGATCAATGCAACCGTTTAAAAACATTCGGAGAGAAAAGATGAAAAAATTAATTTTAACCGTTTTGTTTGCTTTTGTCACATCCCTGGCCTGGGCCGGCACAACCGTAACTCTGAAATGGGACGCAAACACGGAGGCCGATCTTGCCGGATACCGGGTATATCAGGACGGCAAAAAGATTGCGGATATCTCTTGTGCGGCTAAGGACCCGAATTGCTGTACCTGGACCAGCGAGGAATTAACCGAGCCGCATAAATGGTATGTCACGGCCTATGATACGGACGGTTTTGAATCCGGGCCGTCGAACACGGTGGATTCGTATCCGCCGAATACACCAAAGAATATACAAATAACCATTAATATTACGATGAATCCATAAGAAGTGCAAAGGGAGATGAGTGATGGGACTTTTTTCCAGTATAGGCAAAATTATTGGTAAGGTTGCCAGCCCGATTATGGATATTGTTGGGATAGGCAGTGGTATTCTTGGCGGTTATTCAGCATATAAATCCGGAAAAGCTGCCGAGTCCGCTGCAGAAGCAACAGAGCGATCATCGGAATGGCAGGCGCGCCTGGCCAATGAGCAGTGGCAGCGATACCTGGACACGTTCGCGCCCCTGGAAGATCAGATTGTCAAAGAGGCAGGCGCACCCGTTGAAATAGAAAAAGAGCCCGGATTCGCTCGGATGATGGCCGCCATTAACCGAGGCTACTCGGATGTTGCGGCCAATACCCGGCGCACCATGGCCGGACGGTATCCGTCCGGCTCAGGTCTGGAAACTTTACCCCAGCAGGACATCGAGATGGAGCGCACCCGGACCAAAGCCGGGGCCATATCCGATTTTGCGACCGATGCCGAAAAGAGACGGTTTTCTCAAATGCTGCAGGCGGCCAATATCGGCCGGTCACTGCCCGCAACATCGGTGGCCGCTGGGGGCAGCGCCGGATTTCAATCAGCCAATTTAGCTAAAATGTACGGCAACGCGTCCGCGCAGACCTGGGGCGCATTGGGCAATACCGCCGGAAATCTTATGCAGATGTATTTGATGTCAAAGGCCGGTAAGACGCCGGTATATCCCGGGGCCGGCACCTATGGCGTAACGCCGAGTGCCGACGCCCGATGGAGTACCTGGCATTAAGGAGGGAATTATGTACGGAATTGGGTACGGATTATCCAAAATGATGGAAGGCGCAACCGGCGGCGCGGTCAAAGGAACCATGGCCAATATGGCCTTGAACCAGCAGGAGAAAGACCGGGAAGCTACCCAGGCGTATCGGGAGAAAACCCTGGAGCAAGGCCAACAGCGGATCGATAATGAACAGGAGCGGTTTGAAATTAAACGTGATGTGGATGCCTTCAGGATTTCCTATGATATCGCCAAGGACTCACCGGATCCTAACGCCGTGTTTATGTCCATATATAAAAAATTAAACCCTGAAGGGGATCATCCCGAGGTCTCTTTCGGCGAAAAAGATATGGAAATAAATTTCAAAGGGTTGAATATCATAGGATCACAGGAACATATCCGCCAGGCCCTGGACATTATTTCCCGGCAACCGGAAATCACGCCACAGGTGTTTCAAAAGCTGGCTGAGCTGGGACTGGCGAAAATCACGGTGCCCAAGGCAGAGGCTAAAAAAGGTTTTGCAGTCATTAGTCCTGGACAAGGGGTTATGAGTAAGGACACAGGTGAAATAAAAATAGAACCCGATGCCGAAAAAAAAGCCAAGGCAGAAGGCAAGACAGTGAAAGTCAGCGATATTAATACCGCGCTTAACGCTCTATTTAAAAAATATAAAGTTGATGCCGGTTTAGGAATCAATGTTACTCCGGACGGCAAATACACCGTGGACATGGCGGCGTTTATGGCCGGCAAGGAAACCGCTTACAACATTATCAAACAACAGGCCGATGCCGGTGATCCGGAAGCCAAACAGGACCTCGAAAAAATCAATGAGTATTACCGTTTAATGGACGGTCTGATCCGGGGCTCTCAAGGACCCGGACCGTCGCTCAATAAAATGATTCCCGCCGGCGCCGGTAATGCAGCATCGGCAAACGGGAAGAAAAAAGCCGTTTATGATCCGTCAACCGGAAGGTTTACCTATAAATGATCGAGATCGAACTGCCAGACAAGGGCATAACCGTGGAGTTCCCGGACGGAACTCCTGAGTATGTCATGCGAAATGCCATCCAGGCCGAGTTTTACGGAGCGCTGGCTTTGCGTCAAGATGTTCCGGAAAAACCGGGCATGTTTCAACACATGATGCCGAGGCAATCCCTTCCTGAACAGACCGCCGAGGCTCAGATCGGTCTGGAAGCCATGCAGCGGGGACTGACCCCCGAACAATACAAATCCGAAATATACCCGGAAGGATCGAGGCTAAAACGTCTTGAACAGATGGGCGATAATGTCATTTCCGGTGCCCTGGGGACCGCCGAAGGATTGATCGGCGGCGTTGAATGGATAACCGGAAGTGAAACCGCTAAAGAATTGGCAAATGTGGCAAAAGCCTGGCGCGAAGAATTAGCGCCGGAAGATCCTACCTTCGTGGATGAAATTGCCATGGGTGTAGGTTCCATGGCCACGTTCTTTATACCCGGTATCGGTGTTGCCAGAGGCGCTGAAGCGGCTGCAATCCTGGCCCCCAAATTGGCTGTCTGGGCCGGTGTGGGTGTTTCGTCGGCATTAGAAGCCATGACCGAAGCGGGTCTGGGATATCGAGAAACACTACAAGATACTAAAGATGTTAAAAAAGCCGAAGATGCCGCCGGTAAAACCTTCTGGATGAACATGGTCTTATTGCCCATAACCAACAAGCTGGGTGTCTTTGGTGAAAAAGGCGGAAAAGTCCGAAAAGCCATAATATCGGCATTAATGGAAGGTTCCCAGGAAGGCGCACAGGAGATCATCGCGGCTGTAGCCCAGAATAAGGATGTGGATCCGGAGGCGGTATTGAAATCCGCCGGTGTCGGCGCAATTGTAGGCGGTGGTGTCAGTGTGGTTACTCCGGGACAAAAAGCTCCGGTAGAAAAAAAGGCTGAAGAAGAAAGGCCGGATCTGACAGATCTTGAAGAAAAATACAAGCCCAGGCCTGAAGATAAGGTTAAGGCTGCGGCTGAAGCCAGACAGGCTGAGATCGATAAGGCGTTTGAAAAACCGGAAGATAAGATCAAAACCGCAGCTGAAGCGAGACAGGCTGAAATTGATAAAGCATTTCAAGAGACTGAAGAGGTTGAAAAAGCAAAAAAGCCTGTTGAAGAAGCTCAAAAGATCGTTAAAAAAGAACCTGTTAAAAAAGCCGAAGAGCCAAAACTTCCGACCAAGCGAGAAAAAGCGTTACAGGAATACAAAGACTATATCAATCAATTGTCTCCGGAGGAAAAAGAAAAAGCCAGGGATTTGATCATCGATGAACCGGTTCATGCGCTTTTGACTATGCGCAAGATTCAAAATCGTTTGGCCGAACCTGAAAAAGTCAAGGCTGAAGAACCCGTTAAGAAAGAACTTGCACCTGAGATCCCTACAAAGATCGAACGTGGACATGGATATGATATACGAATAGTTGAAGAACCTGAAAGACCTGATTTATATAAACAGATTGAAGATCTTAAAAAACAAGCTGAAAACGCCGGAGAGAAGTTTCCGCGCGGCACTATGCAAGCCATTTCAGCACAGATGCGAAATCTTGAAAAAGGTGCCGGCGATATCGAAGTTGTTAAAACCATCATCAACGAAGCCAAGGATGAGTTGCAGAAACTTCAGAAGGTTGAAAAACCTTTCGTAATTGTTTCGGACAAGGTCAATGAAAAATTATCTGAAGAAAAAGGACAATTAACTTCAAAAGAATTATTTTCCTGGTCTGATGAAGCCCATGGCGGCACCCAGGCTGAAGGCAAATATACGCCTAAAGATGCCTATGATGCCATGGAATTAGGAATTAATAAATATATATTAAAGGAAAATCCCAAAGGACCTGTCGGCCAGGATGATGTTACACGGGCAAAGGATATTATCGGCTGGATAAAAAAACGGATCATTCCCAGGATCCCCACTCAAAGCAAACGCACTGCCGAAGCAGATGAGTTCCAGCAGTTTTCGACGCCGCCGCATTTATCCTATGCGGCCAATTGGGTAGCCAATATAAATAAGGATGATGTTTATATAGAACCGAGTGCCGGTATAGGGGGCCTGGCCGTATTCGGAAAGTTGGCCGGCGCAAAAGAGATTGTTGTCAATGAATTATCTAAAAGGCGTTTGAATTTATTAAAAGAATTAGGGTTTACCAAATATTTCAATGAAGATGCCGCACAGCTGAACAATATACTCCCAAAAGATGTTAAGCCCACAGTGGTTGTGATGAATCCGCCGTTTTCCGCGACCGCCGGACGTATCCAGGGTAAACGGGCTACAATGGAAGGTGCCAACCATGTAGAGCAGGCTTTGAAGCGATTATTGACAAATGGCCGCCTGGTTGCTATAGTTGGTAAAGGGATGGCTCATGACCGGTCATCTTTCCGCGATTGGTGGAAAAAGATCGAGTCTGAGTATACTGTTCTTGCCGATATAGGTATCAGCGGCAAAGAATATTCAAAATACGGCACTACTTTTGATAATCGAATCCTGATTATCGATAAAACAGGACCGACCACAAAGAAAGTCCTGACAGGCGATGTGGAAAAGGTCGAAGATCTTATCCCGTTGCTGGAAGGAGTTAGAAATGCCAGAACTCATCCCGGAGAACGACCTGCCTATAAACCGGGCCGCGAAGAACGAACTGAAGAAATCGAAACAAAGCCCGGACCCGAACCTGTTGTATTGCCTACAGGCGGCGAAGTGGGCGATAGACAGCGGCAAGCTGGAAGTGAAGCAACCCGGCCTACTGGAGAACCTGGACGCATTCCTGTATCAGTGGAATCCGAAAGAGGCCATGGCGTTCCTACAAAACGAACACAACCTCATGAAAGACCTTCCCAAGAAAAGGAACCTGTTGGACGTGGGCCTGGCGGTGCTGAACCAACTGGACAGCCGATTGTCAGCGACACTTCCCGGATATCCGAGGCCGAGAGATCTACCGGCGAACTTCAGATAAAAACCAAGGAAAAAGAAGCCGCCGGTGAATTGACCGAAGATCTTTATGAAGGTTACCGTCCCGAACGCCTTGATATTCCCAATGCAAAAAAACACCCTACCCCGTTAGTTCAAAGCGCGGCCATGGCCGCAGTAACGCCTCCGAGTCCGTTCTACAACCCAAGTTTACCCCCAAAGATTATCAAAGCCGGAAATTTGAGCGAAATACAGCTTGAATCTATTGTCTATGCCGGTCAATCTCACAGTGAAATATTGCCCGATGAAACCCGGCGCGGCTATTTTATCGGTGATGGAACCGGTGTGGGCAAAGGCCGGGAGATTGCCGGTATAATCTGGGATAACTGGACAAAGGGCAGAAAAAAAGCGGTGTGGATATCGGAAAAAGCATCATTGTTTCAGGATGCAAAACGCGATGTTCAGGGCGCTGGATGGGACCCGGAAAAACTGTTTATTCAAAACAAAGTCAAGGCTACCGCTACGATCCTGGGCGAAGAAGGTGTTCTGTTTACAACTTATGATACGTTGAAATCCTCTCCCAGACAAGAGGGCGCTATGTCGCGGCTTGAACAGATCGTCGATTGGCTGGGTGAAGATTTTGACGGAGTGATCGCTTTCGATGAATCCCATAACATGGGAAATGCTATTGCCGTCAGAGGTGAACGCGGAACAAAGCAACCTTCGGCCAAAGCCCTGGCCGGAGTGGAGCTTCAAAATGCGCTTCCCAATGCCCGTATTGTATATGTATCTGCCACCGGTGCAACGGAAGTGATAAATCTGGCATATTGCGAACGTTTAGGTTTGTGGGGTGAAGGAACCCCTTTCAGCAGCAAGCTTGATTTTGTTCAGGAAATATCCAGCGGCGGGATCGCGGCCATGGAACTTGTTGCACGGGATATGAAATCCATGGGAATCTATAATGCCAGATCCCTTTCTTATGAAGGCGTAAGTTATGACCGGCTTGAACATGAACTCACCCCTTCACAGGTCGCTCAATACAACAAAATGGCGCAAGCCTGGCAGCATGTTTTGTCTGAAATTCACAAGGCCATGGAAGTCACCGGTGCAAATGAAAACGGCAGGGCAAAAGGCGCGGCTCAAAGCGCGTTTTGGGGCGCTCATCAGCGTTTCTTTAACCAGGTGATCACGTCAATTCAATTGCCTACGGTTATCAATTCCATTCATCAAGATTTAAAAAATGGTGACAGTGTTGTTGTTCAGCTTGTGAATACGCTGGAAGCAGCACAGGAAAGGGCATTGGCCAGGTTGACGGAAGAAGACAGCCTGGAAGATCTGGATTTGAGTCCCTTTGATATGCTGATGCAATTGGTAGAACACAGCTACCCGGTGGCTCAGTTCGAAAAATACATGGATGATGACGGAAATATAAGGTCCCGGCTCGTTGAGGATTCCCAGGGCAATGTGATTGAAAATGCCGATGCCGTTGAAATGCGCGAAAGGTTATTGGACGATCTTGGGGCTTTGCGCCGGGAAGTTGCCGAAAATCCCATCGATCAGATTATCGAGGAATTTGGGATTGAAAATGTTGCCGAAGTGACCGGACGCCGGCGCAGGGTCGTTTATAAAATAACGGATAAAGGTCGCGAGAGGGTCATAGAAAAAAGATCCCGCGCCAAGGCAATGGCCGATGCCGATGCTTATATGGACGGAAAAAAGAAAATATTGGTTTTTTCCGAAGCCGGCGGCACCGGAAGAAGCTATCATGCGGATCTTGACGCCAATAACCAGGATCGCCGCATACATTATCTTCTGCAACCGGGCTGGAGGGCAGATAAGGCCGTCCAGGGCCTTGGGCGTACCCATCGATCAAACCAGAAACAACCTCCTGTCTATCGATTATGCACGACCAATTTGAAAGGTCAAAAGCGTTTCCTTTCTTCCATTGCCCGCCGACTCGATCAATTGGGCGCTTTAACCAAAGGATCGAGAAAAACCGGATCACAGGGAATCTTTCAGGCCAGGGACAACCTTGAAAGCGATTATGCCAGGGATGCCCTTCGAATCTTCTTTGATGATCTTGTCAGTGGGCGGATCAATACTATTTCGGTAAGCGAGTTTGAAGATCAGACCGGGCTTCGACTGGTGGATGAATACGGTAACATGATGGCCAATTTGCCGGAAATCAGACAATTTTTAAATCGCATACTTTCAATGAACGTCGAACTTCAAAATGCGGTTTTCGATGAATTCAGCCAGCGGGTAGACAATGTGGTCGAATCCCATATTAAAGCCGGTACACTGGACCAGGGCCTTGAAACGCTCAAAGCGGAAAAGGTTGAAAAAATCAGCGAAGAAACGGTTCATACTGATGAAAGGTCCGGTGCCGAAACCAAATACGTGCAACTGAACGTAACTAATAAAGCACCAATATTGGAATATGAGGCCGCAAACACATATGCCAAAGATGGTTTTTTCAGGAATATAAAAAGCGGCAAAGTCTGGGCGGCTACGGTTAGAACCATTACTAATCGTCAAACCGGTGATCGGGTGGATACCTATGTTTTAAAATCCCATACCTACGGAGAGCAGCGTATCAAAAAGGATGAGTTTACCGACGATAAATGGGAAAAGCTCACCGAATCTCAGGCAAAAACTTTGTGGCAGGAAGCCGTTGACGAAGCGCCTAAAACCATTACCCGCCAGGAACACCTTATCACCGGAACCTTGCTGCCGATATGGAACCGGTTGATCGGCCATCCCCGAATTATGCGAGTTCAGACCAATGAAGGCGAGCGCATGATCGGCAGGATAATCGGCAGCGCGGATCTTGAAAGGACATTAAAAAACATCGGCGCTAAAGCGTCCAAGGTCAAAATGGATCCCGGTGAAATACATGCGCGGGTATTGGATCAAAATTACAGCATCGATCTGGCAAATCAATGGCGTATCTTCCGCAGGCGCGTTTCCGGTGATCAGCGTATAGAAATTGCCGGACTCGGTTATTCAGATGCCGAAATGCTAAGAAAGTACGGTCTTTTTTCAGAGCGCATAAATTATCAAACCCGATATTTCATACCGACCGGCAAAGAAGGCATTAGCACCATTTCACAGATCGTAAAAAACGCACCGGTTGTGGCTGCAAATCCGCCGGTTACATCGGCCATGGGCGCGAAAGAAGGCCAAAGCATATTCGATGCCCTGGGCGAAGAGGCGGGTTTTATCAATATTGATATGCTGGTTCCAAAGAGATTGGCCAAAAAATTAAAAGAGATTGCACTAAATGCCCAGAATTCCCGATTAGAACATTGGTATAACTACATCCGTGGTCGGCAGGATGCCAAAATAAGCGTTATATTGCAGAAAAAGCACACGCCGCAATTGGGCCACTGGATCCGGAACATGGAAAGCATCCTATCTCAGACCGATGAAGGTCGAAAGATATACGAATCAGGCAGGGAATTTAAGGAAAAAACCATACGACGTTTTCGCAAATGGGAGGCTAACTATAATGAAGCGGTAGAAGGGCTGTCCGATCAGGAGAAAAAGACAGTTTTAAAAATATTGGATAGCACAGAAGAAATTACCGGAGATCATCCGGCGGAAGTTGCAGCTGAAAAGATCCGGACTTTATTACAGGACGTAAGAGAGTACCTTGTAGAGAACGGTCACCAGGTGGGATACCTGGAAGGATATTTGCCGCATATCTTTCAAGGACGTTTTTGGGTAAGCACTAAAGATGAATTTTCGCATAAGGTCGAAACTATCGGCCAGGCCCTCCAGATCGCCCAGGAATGGATTGAAAAGGGAAAGACAAGGGTAAAGGTCATGCAAGATACCTTTATTCCTCCTGACGACGCTACGATGCTATCGCAACGCGGATACTGGCGTCTGGTCAAAGCCATCCAAAACCAGGCGGGTGAATCCATCGAGATCCTTAATGACCTGGGTACCGACGAAATACACCAAATGCTATCTAAAGAAAAGATTGCACGGCCTAAACCCAGAAGGCGATTTTTCGGCAATCTGATGCGTCGCGTGGTGGGCAATCCGAATTATATAAAAAATTTAGATGAGATCATGCGGCTATATTTTTACGGTGCATCGAGGAAGGTTGGACAGGATATTTTCTGGCGTAAAGTTCAGCGCAACATGGATGCAATGCCGGCGGCGGATCAACGATTAAAGCAATTCATTGAAACGGTATATTTACCAGGGACTTTAGCACACCCGACCAATATGGAAGAAGCGGTTGCAAATATATTTCACAAATTAAAAATTGTACCGGGCTTTAGCAGTCAAGACGTTAGAAAGATTATGCACAATGTCAACCTGGTTCAATATGTATGGGATCTGGGTCTTTCAGGATCCTCGGCAATCGCAAATGCGTCGCAATTCTTTATTAACGCTTATCCCATAGTAGGCGAAGTGAGCGCTGCCAAAGGATATCGAAAAGGTGCAAAAACATTTTTTAATAGAAAACTGTTGGCTGAAGTTGAAAAAATGGGGATTACTCAGGGCGTGAGCGCCATAACCGGTGAAATCCTGGTCACCAAAGATGCATTGAAAGAATTTAAGAGCAAAATGCTGTTCAAGGCCGGGCCTAAAGGATTCGCGGAAGCAACCCTAATCCCATTTACGACCGTGGAAGTGATGAACCGTTTTTCAACCTATTGGGCGGGAAAGGATTTTGCGGCGAAACAATTAAAAAAAGGAAAATCCGCTTTAAAGGCAGCGCGACTGGTTGTTCCGGATACGTCCAGCCTGGTTGCCTTGGGCCGTGAAATAGATAACCGACTGGCCGATAAAACCACTAAGAGAAATGCCTCCTGGAGAAAAAAAACAGTACGGCTCCAAGAAGAGTTTGCGCAAAAATTCGGTTACGAACTCAATGATAAGGTTAATTTTCGAGTGGGCCGGGAAAACCTGCCCCAGATCATTCGAGAAGTTCCGGCCCGGCTGTTTTCTCCGTATAAATCGTTTTTGCTGAATCAGCTAAAATACACAGTGGATACGTTGAATCCCAAAGGGGTAAAGACCAATCCTAAAAAGGCGCTGCGTTTTACGATCATGACGCTGGCTTTAGCCGGTGTGGCCGGCAATCCGGTGGTATATGGGATATTCCAAATGCTTCGGTATTTATACAAACAGCTGTTCGGTGTTGACATTGAGAAAGAATTAAGACGAAAAAATCTAACGCGCGGAATTCCCGGTAAATTGGGGCTGGATATTTCCGGATCCGTGGCCATACAGATGCCCAAACGATTATATGATCTATTGGGCCGTTATGGAAAAATAGCAATAGAATTAGGAAACCTGGCTTATGAAAAAGGTACCGGTGCCGGCACGATTCGAACGGAGCGCAAATTAAAACGTCAAACCATGCCTGCGCAGCTGCAACGGGTAGTGGATGCCATGAAGATCCTGGAGCGCGGAGAATACATTACGCCGATTACCAGGACACCGGTGGCCATTAGCGAGAAGCCTTGGGTAGCAGCTGTAAAACGAGCGGCTGGAATTCTCCCTGCGGATGTGGCCAAGGCGTTTGACGAAGAACGTGAGATCGAGAAGTTAAAGAAACGATATAAAAGCTTGTCTTCAGACTTAACAGAACGCTGGGCCGAAGCTGTAAAAAATGGTGATCCGGAGAAAATGGACCGGACAATACGAAAGGTTGTTCATAGCGTAAATAATGCGCTTGACAGGCTCAATAACGCAAAAGGTCCGGATGATGTTACAAGGGCTATGACGGATCTATTATTCTGGCAAGCCTGGATCGAAAAGGACCAAAAATTTAAAAATGCTATTTTAAGAAAACATATTCCCAGACAGATAGAAAAAAAGCGCCGATTGCCAAAATACTTACAGCCGGAAGCGGTGGCGCCATAGTGGGCGGAAACTAAGAAAATAACTTTGCCGCTGTTTGATCGAAAAACAGGAGCAGGCTCCCCGAGTCGGTCGGCTCCGGCCGGAAACGGCGGCAAAATTAATCCCTCGAGGAAAAAAATGGAACGGCGGCAGTTAAGAGATCGCAGATCAGGTCCTCCGGAACGCAGGGCTTTTTATTACACCAAGCATATCCCGGAACGTCGGTCTGGAAGTGATCGGCGTATCATCGGGGTAAATCGCAGAAAAACAAATAATGGATAAATTCCTGAACATATTGCCGGTCATTATCATGGCCGAAAGTTTTGCGGCATCGATCCCGCTGTTGATCTGCGGCCGGTGGGGCAGCGGCCTGTACTGGTTTTCGGCGGGGCTGTTGAATCTTGCGGTGATATTCCTAATCAAAAAACACGGATAGGGGTAAAAAAGAGGGTAAAAAATGAGCGAAATTGATGTGGTGATGATCGCCGGCGGAGCGGTGATCGGCGGAGGTGTGACCATCGGCGGGCGGATTATATTTGACTGGCTCAAAACCCATGGTGATGTTTCGGCGCCGCCGGCCGCAATAAATAATTCCAACGGCAGATTTTCCGCGAAAAAATGCGAAAATAAGCACAGGGAAATTTCTCAATGGCAAGGCAAAACCGATCAATGCCTGACCCAGCACAAAGCTATGATCGAATCCCACGAAAAACGCCTGGATAAAGGCAGTAAGGATTTTGAGGAAATCAAGAAGGATATCGCCGGGCTGAATACCAGCTATGCGGTTTTGGCAACAAAAATAAAATAAACAACCACCGAGGCAGTCCGTCCGGGTCGGCCACCCGAGAGACGGACATCGAGAAAGGCGCTAGTGCGGGCGCACTCCTGCACTATGCGCCTTTTTTTGTTTTACCAAATGTATTACCAGGAGATAACCCATGAAAAATTTTATTAAAAAACTATTCTTTATCATACCGGCAATGTTAATTGCGCTGTTATTGACGGCGCTCCAGTTCACGCCCCCGGAAATCATATACAAACTTTTTATCCGGCCGGCACAGGCCACCAACATCACGGACCTGGAAGGCATTACCGGCAAGATCGGCCAGGAAGATATCAATTTCGGCACGGGCCAGGACACGGATACGTTTACCGTTCCCACCTACGACGGCGGCACCGTCACGCTAACAAAACTGCCTTCATTATTCGCCAATGCGGCATCCATCATCAAAGGCAAATGGTATGTGGCGGCCATGTCCGGCGATCACGGCAACGCATCCTTGACAGGATCCCTGGCCTGGGTGATCAACACCCTGGGCGCGGATCCGGCCACCATCGAGCTGCCCGGTAATCAAACCTATTCGCTGACCACAAACTTGGTCATACCCGAAACCATTGTCCTGGACTTTCAGCGCGGCGCCGTCCTGGGCGGTACCGCCAACATCTCCGGTGACGGCCTCAAACACATCCAGGCCGGCGCCTGGCAAATATTTTCAACTTCCGGAACCATCACCTTCCCGAACGGTTCAGAGGCCTATCCTCAATGGTTCGGCGCCGTCGGGGATGGTACAACTGACGATACAACTGCATTTAACAAAACAATAGCGAGTTGTGGGTATATAAAAATATTGCCGGCAACCTATATTGTTGGACCGCTAACGCTGAGCACTGCCGATCAAAAATTTATCATGTCTCAAGGGGCTACACTAAAAGCCAAAACCGATATTGCCGACGCCGTAATAACAATAACAGCAAGCGGAGTTGAAGTAAGAGGCGGAAATATAAACGGTAATCGCGCGAATCAATCAAGCTCAACGGGTTGTTATGGGATCAATGTTAAAACAGATGGCGCCGACGTTGAAGATGTTAAAATAGCAGATGTCTATATAACTACAACCGCTCATGATGGGATTCACCTGGCAGGGATTGAAGCCGGGACTTATGAAATAAATGACGCGTCAATTACTGATTGCTATATTGAGGATATGTCCGGTCATGGGATCGAGGCAATCTATCATGTTAATAGAGCTTATATCGCAAACAACCGGATCCAAAATGGAGCTACCCAAGTTTCTGTTTATGTTGGTAACGGAATATGGATCGGAGATAATTCCACTAATCCCCAAGTAGTCAGTAATTATATCTATAATGTTAAACGCATGGGTATAGAAATTTGGGATGATTCCGGCGGATCTATGGAAAATGCTGTTGTTGATGGAAATCATGTGGTTAAGTGCTCGACGTCCGCCGGATATATGAATATTTCGATTTCCCGGGTCCCATACTGTTCCGTTACCGGAAATGTGGTTGAGGAAGGCCGGACCGGGATCGAGATCGTGTATAGCGATTATTCCGACATTTCTGGAAACACCATTAATAATATGACAAGCGCCGGGATATCGGTCGGCTATAACGATCACATAGCCATCGGAGATACTGTTATCGAGGACACGGACGTTTATGCAATAACCACATACAGTGCTGACTATGTAACTATAAGCAACGTCAATATGAAAACCGGGGCAGACGGAATATACGTCAATACCGGAACCGGGATAACCGTTACCGGATGCGTTATCAAAGACATGACCGGCGCCGGCTTTAAAAAAGCGGGCACGTTTACGGATTTTACTTTTACAAACAATACGGTTGAGAACACCGGGGCTCACGCCGTTCAGGCTAATAATGTTGTCCGCGGCGTATTCTCCGGCAATCGTATATATAACAGACAGGCGACGGCCTCATTAAGGGGGATCACAATATGTTATGCGGATGTCCGGGATGTTACTATCAGCAATAACGTGATTAAAGGCTATGACAGAGGGATTCAATTTGGCGTTTCTGGTCAGCCCGGAGGTAAGCATTTTGCTATTACCGGAAACGTGATTTCAGATATAGGGACCTATGGGATAGAAATATATACTGGAGAGTTTGGAACTATAAGCGGGAACATGACCATTTCGGCGACTTCTGGAGTTGGACGAGGAATAGATCTTACCTCAACTTCACAGTATGTATCTATTACCGGAAACAATTCCTATGATCTTGATTACGGGATTTATGTGTCCAGTTCGTGCGATTATATAATCACAACCGACAATATGCTCCAAGGTAATACCACAGGCGTCAGCAATGGCGCGACTAATAAGGTTAATGTTGACAATTTATAACTGGTAATACATTACCAAAAAAGCAGAAAAGCCGGATTGTTTAAATCCGGCTTAACTTATTGAAATCATTTGGTCGGGACGGCGCGATTTGAACGCGCGACCCCAGCGTCCCGAACGCTGTGCTCTACCAGACTGAGCCACGTCCCGACTTGTTTTATCTCTTTATGCTCTTAACTGTTAATTG